CCCTAATTTATCAGAATACCAGGGGTTTATTTTTGAAATAGAAGAAGTACCTTTTTCTCCTACAGTAAACAGAAAAAGAGCTTTAGGTAAAAACCAAGATGGTATTACTTTAATACAAACAGAATTATCATTTACCCCTTCAGATGAAGTATTAATTAACGAATTAAAATTTATTATCGATAGAGATAATTTAAAAGCTTATTAAATATAATATTTATAAATAATGAAACCGCAGATATTTAAAAAATTAATTAAAGAAGCAGTTAAAGAGGCAATTCAAGAAGAATTGAAAGAAGTATTGTTAGAGGCAGTAAAAGCTCCTAAACAAACTTTTGTTGAACAGTCTTCACAACCTCAATTTTCTTCCCCTGTTAATTCACCTAAAATTAATGAAAATAGAAGAGCTAAATATGCTAGTATTTTAGGGGAAACTGCAGCCCAATTCACTAGTCAAGATGTAAATAAATTTAACCCACAAGGAACTATGCCTGGTGGGGATTTACCCCAAGGAGAGTTAGGTATGGATCAGATTATGGGATTATTAAATAAATAATAAATGGCAATAGAAGTAGGAAATATACCCGCCTTTGATCAAAATTCTGTAGTAGGAATTGGTCTAGCTATCCCTTTCCAATCTTCTGCTATCTCTGGATCTGATTCTATTTTTAGAATTAATTATACTACGGCTGAGCAGGTTAAGTATAATATGATTAATTACTTTCTTACTAATAAAGGAGAAAGAATGTTTAATCCTAATTTTGGGGGAGACATATCTCGTTATGTATTTGAACCTAATGATCCTGCAACAACAGAAATTTTAAAAAAGGGAATTGAAGATGATATTAAATTAATATTCCCTATGGTTAAGTTAAAAGAGGTTATAATCACTTCAGACCCCGAATATCATAATATAACTGCTCAAATATTCTATTCGGTATTCTCTAGTTTAGATGAGTTTATAGAATTTAATATACCATTATAATGTCATATAATTTAATAACTAATAACAACGGAGTTAATAGAAATATTAAATACATTAATAGGGATTTTTCTAATTTTAGAACTAACCTTATTGAATTTGCTCGAACCTATTTTCCTGATACTGTTACAGATTTCAGTGCTACTTCTCCTGGTACTATGTTTATTGAAATGGCATCTTATGTAGGTGATGTGCTATCTTTTTATACAGATAACCAAATCCAGGAAAATTTTATTCAATATGCTAAACAAGTAAATAATTTATATGATTTAGCTTATATGATGGGATATAAACCCTCAGTTTCTACCGCTGCTTCAGTAGATATTGAATTATTTCAAACAGTTCCTTCTATATATGATTCTACTTTAAATCAAAATGTACCCGATTTTAGGTATGCTTTAATAATTAATGAAAATACCTCAATAGGAGGAAATAATGGGTCTCCCTTCTTAATCCAAAATAAAATAGATTTTAGTGAATCTAGTTCTTTAGACCCTACTGAGGTATCAGTTTATGAAATTTCAGGGGACCAACCCGTTTCATTTTTGTTAAAAAAGACTGCGAAAGCTATATCGGCTGTTATTAACACTACTACTTTAACTATAGGAGAACCTGAAAGATTTCTTACTAGAAACATTGTAACATCTAATCCTTTAGGAATTTTAGATATTACGGATAGTGATGGAAATGAATGGACTGAAGTAGATTATTTAGCTCAAGAAACAGTATTTGAAACTATAAAAAATACTAATCCTTTTCCTAATGATCCTAATACTCAAAATGATTCAAGTGAAGTTGGTGAATTATTACGATTAAAAAAAGTACCTCGAAGATTTGTTAGTAGATTTGTAAGTAGTAATAATTTGAATAGTGGGTCTGCTACTTTACAATTACAATTTGGAGCAGGAAGTACTAATGACTATGATGAACAAATAATACCTAATCCTAATAATGTAGGAATAGGATTACCTTATACTCAAGATAAACTTACTACTGCATATTCCCCATCAAATTTTATGTTTACTGGGACTTATGGGGTGGCTCCTTCTAATACTACATTAACAATAAGATATTTAACAGGGGGTGGAATAGGAGCTAATGTTCCTGCTAATACCCTAAATACTATAAATACTACCTCTAATATATTATTTACTACAGATAATTTAGATTCTATTTTAGCTCAGACTACTTTTAATTCTCTAGCAATAAATAATCCTAATGCTGCTACAGGAGGGGGAAATGGAGACTCAGCAGAAGATTTAAGAAATAATTCTTTAGCTAGTTATGCTTCTCAACTTAGAAGTGTAACTCAAGAAGATTATTTAGTTAGAGCTTTAAGCATGCCTTCTCAATATGGTTCTCTAGCAAAGGTTTATATAGAGCCCCAAAAATTAGATAATATTTCTTTAGGAGAAAAATCTTCAGTATTAGATTTATATACCTTAGCTTATAATGATGATAAAAAACTAGTAAATGCTTCAAGTGCTTTAAAACAAAACTTGTCTACTTATTTATCTCAATATAGAATAATAAATGATTCAGTTAGAATTAAAGATGCTTTTATTATTAATATAGGAATTAATTTTGAAATTGTAGTATTACCTAATTTTAACAGTAATGAAGTACTTACTAATTGCATATTAAAATTGCAAAACTATTTTACTATAGATAATATGCAAATTAATAAGCCCATTTTAATTAATGAACTTTATAATCTTCTAAATGGTTCTGATGATTTAAAAGGGGTACAAAATGTAAAAAAGATTGAAGTTGTAAATAAAGTAGGAGAAAGTTTAGGTTATTCAAGATATGCTTATGATATAAAGGGAGCAACTCAAAATAATGTAGTTTACCCTTCACAAGACCCTTCAATTTTTGAAATTAAATTCCCTAACACAGACATAAAAGGTAGAGTAGTACCCTTATAAAAATAAATCATGGCAGTATATAAATTATTCCCCGAAAAAGACTCATCAATCTACTCAGGATTTCCTTTAATGAATACTGGGTTAGATGAAATTCTAGAGGTTTCTACTTTTTATAATACTATTTTTCCTGAAGTAAGTCGGTACCTAATAAAATTTTCTCAAACTGAGATTGATGATCTTTTAGATAATAAAATTGGAAGTAACCCATTTCAAGTTAATTTAAGAAATTATATAGCTAACGTTACAGGAATAAACACAGATACTACTTTAGAAGTATGGCCTGTCTCTGGTTCTTGGAATATGGGTACTGGGAGATATTCAAATAGCCCTATTACTACTAATGGGGTTTCTTGGACTTATAGATCAAGTGAAGGTGTAAATGCTTGGCCTACTTCTTATAATACTTATGTAACTGCTTCTTATAGTGGATCTAACACAGGAGGGGGGACATGGTACACGGGTTCAATATTAGGATTAGAATTAACAGCATCTCAAGTATTAAGTTATTCTAGCGAAAAAGATTTAAATGTCAATGTTACTAATACTGTATTAACTTGGTATAGTTCATCAGATAGTGGGATTATAAATGATGGTTTTATAGTTAAACAAAGTAGCAATGATGAATTTGTAGCTAATAATGACTATGTTACTACTGTAAAATATTTTTCTATAGACACCCATACTATATACCCACCGCAACTCGAATTTAAATGGCAGGATTACGTATACAACACTGGTTCATCGTCTAATACAATTATTAATACATCTCGAATGATGGCTACATTAGATAATAATGCAGGTACTTATAGGAGAGATAGTATTGAAAAAATTAGAATTAATTCTCGCCCTCAATTCCCCCAAAGAGTATTTCAAACAGGTTCGGTTTATACTACAAATTACTATCTCCCTACAGCTTCATATTATGCTGTTAAAGATTTAGATACTAATGAGTTTATAATTGATTTTGATGAAACTTATACTAAAATAAGTGCCGATAGTGAAAGTAGTTATTTCACCCTTTATATGAATGGATTAGAACCAGAAAGATATTATCAAATTTTAATCAAAACTAATATTGGAGGAGAAACTTTAGTATTAGATGATAATTACTATTTTAAAGTTGTAAATGGCTAATCATTCTACACATAATTCAGGAAGTGAATTAAAGTTAAATAAAAAACTTTATAATAAATCTGCTTACCTTAATACTATTAATAATTCATTTACTGAGTTACTTCCTATAGTATCGACTTCT